CTGACGAAACAATTACCACATACATTGCATCAAATACCGATCTTGGTAGTGCTTTTGATGTTGTCAATGCTGCTTATGCATCTGCCAACTCTAATTGGACTGTTCAAAACCTAGTTTATGCTACAGTCAATGCAAACTACACAATGGGCAATGCTGGTTATGTTGCTCTTAATGCAGCATACGATACAGTCAATACCGTATATGCTTCTGCCAATTCCAACTGGACAGTTCAGAACCTAATCTATGCAACCACTAACGCTAACTACGTTATGGGTAATGCTGCGTATGCAACTCTAAATGCTGCGTATGATACAATCAACGCTGATTATGCGTTCACCAATTCTGCGTATGCCTCTATCAATTCTAACTGGGAAGTTCAGAACCTAGTCTATGCGACTGTTAACGCAGACTATGTTATGTCTAATGCAGCGTATGAAACTCTAAATGCTGCATATGATACGGTTAATGCGACTTATGCATCTGCAAACTCTAACTGGCAGGTTCAGAACGCTCTATATGATCTAACCAATACAGTTTATGCATCAGCTAACTCCAATTGGGAAGTCCAGAACCTAGTCTATGCAACTACCAATGCTGCATATGTCATGGGCAACGCTGCATATGAAACAATCAATGCTGCCTATGATACAGCCAACTCTAACTGGGAAGTCCAGAACGCTCTATATACAGTTGCTAATTCCGTTTATGACACCTCAAATTCAAATTGGGAAGTCCAGAACGCTGTTTATCAACTAGCAAACACAATCTATGCTGCTTCCAATTCTAACTGGGAAGTGCAGAATCTTGTATATGCCACAGTCAATGCCAACTACACAATGGCAAACGCTGGTTATGAAACTCTAAATGCAGCATATGACACAACCAATGCTGTCTACGCTTCCGCTAACTCAAACTGGGAAGTTCAAAATCTAGTTTACGCTACAGTCAACTCCAGCTATGTCATGGGCAATGCTGGATATGAGACACTTAATGCTGCATATGATACCACAAATGCTGTCTATGCATCAGCTAACTCTAACTGGACTGTGCAGAATCTAGTTTATGCAACCATAAATGCCAACTATGTGATGGCAAATGCTGGTTATGAAACTCTAAATGCAGCATACGATACTGTTAATACTGCATACACAATGGGTAATGCTAACTACATTACAACCAATGCAAATTATGATACAACCAATGCAGTATATGCTTCTGCCAATTCAAATTGGACAGTTCAGAACCTAATCTATGCAACTGTTAATGCAAACTATATCATGTCCAATGCTGGATATGAGACACTTAATGCTGCATATGACACAACCAACACAGTCTATGCTTCTGCCAACTCAAATTGGGTTGTCCAAAATCTAGTATATGCTACCGTTAATGCTTCATACACACTAGCCAATGCAGCATACGCTAATGCTAACTCACTAGCAATCGGTGCTAACAACTGGGCAAATACCAAGCTATCCAATACACATAACGTTTGGTTCAACGGAAGTCTAAACATTCCTGAGGATCTATACATTGGTAGAAATATCACCAATGTGACGCAGGTAATCTTTAACACTGGAACAAACATCAATCCAACCGTTCCTGGTGCGCTTACATGGTCACAGGACGATCTAACACTTCGTCTTGATATGAATACGCCTACCAATGTTATTCAGAAGATTGGTCAGGATCAATACTATCTTGTCAAGAACCAAACTGGCGAGACGATCACCAAGGGTACCATTGTTAAGTTTGCTGGCACGATCGGTGCTTCTGGTAGACTACTAATCTCTAAAGCCACTGCTAACAATAGCGGTCCATCTGATCATATCATGGGTATGGTTGCATCCGACATTCTAAATGGTGGTGATGGGTTCGTCCAGTCATTTGGTAAACTTCGTCAGATGAATACCAATGGATTCAACGAAGGTGATATACTATATCTGTCAACTACTACACCTGGCGGATTACAGAATACACAGCCTAATGCACCTAACAATAAAGTTTCCGTTGCTATTGTTATTAACAAAAGCACTACTCAAGGCGTATTGCAGATTAGACCAGTTCTTAGTTCTAATCTCGCCGATGATGAACTGGTAGAACTAAATGCGCTGGCTAACGGCGACTTTATTAGATTTAACTCCGCTAACGGTCGCTTTGAAAACTTTAATGAGAACGCTACTGGTCCTGCTATCAATGCTGTGGCAGCTTTTGCTCATTCAAATTCTGTTGCCATCGCTGCAAATGCATGGTCAAACACAGTAGGTATTGCAGGTAACAACTACACAGATCACGTAGGATTGTCAGCTAATGGTTATGCTGGCTTCATGGTCAACTCTTCCAACTCATATGCTAACGCAACATATGTTAAGCTAGTTGATGGATTGCAGGCAATTGTTAGTGATCTTGATATTGCTGGTAACGTAAGCATTGATAAAAATCTATTTGTAGCTGGTAACGTTTACTTTACCGACTCACAGACACTAAGGGTTGGCGACTCCCTAATTTATCTTGCGGGAAACAACTATACATCAGATCTTGTCGATATCGGTTTTGTGGCTAACTATGTCAATGCCTCAAGCATTAATGTTCACACTGGTCTATATCGTTCTCATATTAGTAAGGAATACTACCTATTCCAAGAGTATAATGACGAACCTCATGACAACTACATTGATTATACAGGCAATAACTTTACACTAGCTGTTCTTAACGCTGATCTAATCACCAACAATCTAGTTCTTGGTGGCGCAAATACCATCGAGTGGATTGCTAGTGCATTTGACAAGGCTAACGCAGCTTATGTTAATGCTAATGCCGTATCAATCGGTGCCAACACATGGGCAAATACAGTTGGTGAAGCTGGAAACAACTACACCGATCATGTCGGCACTTCGGCTAATAGCTACATGCTATATTCTACCGAGTCTGCCAACTCATATGCCGGTTACATGGCTAACAGCTCCAATTCATATGCATATGATGTTGGTGTTGCTGGTAACTCTGTAACATATCACGTTGGTATATCTGGTAACGCATATACAGATCACGTAGGTGTTTCTGGAAATGCTTATACCGATCATGTAGGACTATCTGTCAATACATATGCTTCCATTCTTGCTGCTAACAATGCAGCCGGTGGAAACACATGGGCAAATACCGTCGGATTCTCCGCAAACACTTATGCATCTATTCTAGCAGCTAATAACGCTGCGGGTGCAAACGATTGGTCAAACACTGTTGGAACCTCAGCTAACTCCTATGCTGGTTTTATGGCAAATAGTGTCAATAGTTGGTTCACAGTTGTTACAATCTCTGGCAATACATATGCTGGTGAAATGTCCAATAGCGTCAATGCTTGGGCAAACTCCGTAGGCGTAGCTGGAAATAGCTATACTGATCATGTCGGTCTATCCGTAAATGCCTATGCTTCAATCCTTGTTTCAAACAATGCTGTTGGAGCCAACAATTGGGCTAACACCGTTGGTGTAGCAGGAAACAACTACACCGATCATGTCGGCTTCTCGGTTAATACATACGCTTCAATTCTAGTTTCCAACAATGCGATTGGTTCGAATAATTGGGCTAATACAGTAGGAATTGCGGGTAACAACTACACAGATCACGTTGGTGCATCTGGTAACGACTACATGCTCTCCGTCACAACTGCTGGTAATAACTATGCTTCCGTATTGGTTGCTAACAATGCAGTTGGTTCTAATAACTGGGCGAATACAGTTGGTATCGCTGGAAACAATTATACTGACTACGTAGGTGCTTCTGGCAACTCATACACAAACGCTGTCGGAGTAGCCGGTAACAACTATACCGATCACGTAGGCGCATCTGCTAACACATTTGCTGACGATACCTATTATAAGAAGACTGGCGGTCTAATCTCTGGTGACGTTGGTATCACAGGCAATCTAACAATTTCTGGAACAACAACCTATGCTAATACTCAGCAGCTACAGGTTGGCGATAATGTCATTGTTCTAAATGCCGATCTACCACTAAACGTTACACCAATTGATGATGCTGGTATTGAAGTCAATCGTGGTGATAAGAACGCTAATGCAGCTCTACTTTGGATTGAAACCACCGAACAGTGGTCGATCACAAATAATGTGGATGAAGCTATCTCCACATTCATTGCTTCAAACACACTAGTTGAGACATACGCTACAGCAGGTAACAACTACACCTATAATACAGGTATTGCTGGAAACAACTACACAGATCACGTAGGCGCTTCTGGAAATGCATATACCAATTATGTCGGTGTAGCGGGAAACAACTATGCATCAATTCTTGCCGCTAACAATGCAGTGGCAGCTAATGCATGGGCAAATACTGTAGGAATTGCAGGCAATAACTATACCGACTTTGTTGGTCTATCTGCTAATACTTACGCTTCAATACTAGCGGCTAATAACGCTGTCGGTGCCAATAACTGGGCAAATACAGTCGGAGTTGCTGGTAATAACTACACAGACTACGTAGGTCTTTCAGTCAACACCTATGCATCTATCCTAGTAGCAAATAACGCAACTGGCGCTAACAACTGGGCTAATGCAGTTGGTGTTGCTGGAAATGCATATACTGACTATGTAGGTACAGCAGGTAACAACTGGACAACCGCTACATTTGCAACTCTAACAAACGTAGCCTTTATCTACGATACAACCAATACAGCATTCGGCGTTTCAAATGCTTCATTCATTCATGCAAATGCTGCATATGACACAGTTAATGCTTCCTATGGGTCTTCAAACGCTAACTGGGAAGTTCAGAACAATCTATACTCAATTGCTAACGTTATCTTTAACGTAGTCAATTCAGCATTTAATACAGCTAACTCTGGTGGCGCTGATCTTGGTCCTGCTAATACATGGTCCAATGGTGTTGGTATGTCAGCTAACTCATATGCTGGCTTTATGGCAAACAGCGCTAATGCGTTCACCGTAAATGTTTACGAGTCAGTCAACTCCAATTGGACAGTTACAAACGCTACTTACGATGTTGCTAACACAGCTTATGCATCTATCAATTCCAACTGGGAAGTTCAGAACGCTCTATATACCGTTGCTAATACAGCATATGATTCAGTAAACTCTAACTGGACTGTTCAGAATCTAGTCTATGCTACAGCTAACTCTGCATACGATGCTGCTAATAACGTAGGACCTCAAATTGCTCCTACTTACAATACAGCAAATGCAGCGTTCATTCATGCTAATGCAGCCTTCGATTCTGTAAATTCTGTAGCTATCGCTGCCAACTCATACGCTAGCCAAACATATCTACCATTTACTGGTGGAACAATTACTGGTGATCTTGTTATCACTGGTAACGCAACAATCTCTGGCGAAACAACTTATGCTAATACCCAGACATTGTTGATTGGCGATAACATTCTAACTCTAAATGCTGATCTACCAGTATCCGTAGCACCTTCTGAAAACGCAGGTCTACAGGTCAATCGTGGATCTAGTGCTAATGTTTCGCTAGAGTGGAACGAAGGTATTGATAACTGGACATTCACAAACGATGGAACATTCTATCTAAAGATTGCATCCAATACAGATGTTGAGAATAGCGTATCGTTTACACAGGCTGTCTATGCTGCCGTAAACTCAGCATTTGTAACCATCAATACAGCATTTACTCAGTCTAATGCAGAATACACCACAACAAACTCTGCATATGCTCTAGCTAATGTGAACTATGGTTATTCAACAGGAATTGCCAATGGTAGTGTTACAATCAACAATATCTCGCTTTCAGGAACAATCAATCCTGGAACAGTTCATGTTGCTAATCAGATTCTAACTGATGCTGCAGGAATTGATTGGAACACCGCTGTAGGTCCTGTTGCTACTGTAACTCTTGGTGGTAATAGAACAATGAACGCACCAACTAATCTAAAGGTTGGAACATATGTTCTACACGTTGTTCAGGACGGTACAGGTGGCAGAACAATCACTTGGAACTCAATCTTCAAGTGGCCTGCTGGTATCGCACCAACACTAACAGCAACAGCTAATCGCCGTGATATCTTCTCATTCATCAGCGACGGCACAAACTTGTATGGCTCTTATCTACCAGACGTAAGGTAATTAAATGTCTCTAAACAAACCGGCTAACAAAGAAGAACTTAAAGACTTTTGCCTAAGACAGTTAGGTTACCCTGTCATTCAGATTAACGTTGATGATGAACAGGTTAACGATGCTATCGAATTGGCTTTTGAGTATTGGAATGAGTTTCATTTCAATGGAACCGAACGCACATATGTCAAGCATCAGGTGACCGCACAGGACAAGGCTAATCGTTTTGTTACTGTAAGCGATTCCCTTATCGGTGCAACCAGAGTATTCAAGGTTGGTCAGAATAAGATGGCAATGAATATGTTCGACCTTCGCTATCAGCTGCGTCTAAACGATCTATGGGATCTATCATCCACATCATATGTCAATTATTCTCTAACGATGCAGCATCTAGCCACACTTGATCTAATCTTTACTGGCGAAACACCAATTCGTTTCAATCGTCTTACTGATAAGCTATATATCGATTGGGACTGGGAAAACGATATAGCCATAGATGAATATATTGTCATTGAAGGCTTTATCATTACTAATCCAGATACTTATACACAAGTTTGGAATGATCGTATGCTCAAAAAGCTAGCCACATCTTATGTCAAGAAACAGTGGGGCACCAACATGTCCAAGTTCGATAAGATGCAGCTACCAGGCGGCGTAACAATGCGTGGTGTTGATATCTTCAATGAAGCAGTAAACGAGATTAAAGAAATTGAGGGTGAGATTCGTTCTACTTACGAAGCACCTCCAGGATTTTTGGTAGGCTAATGGCAATCAATCGATACTTTAACAACTTCCCTGGTCAAAATCGCTTTAACAATGAGCATCGTCTCATGGAAGATGTTATTGTCGAATCCATTGAAATCATGGGTCATCAGGTCTACTACATTCCAAGAGAGTCCTTTGATAACGGTGATATGATCTTTGGTGAGTATTCAAAATCAAAGTTTGATAAAGCATATTCAATCGAGGCTTATCTTGCTAACGTCGAAGGCTTCGAAGGTGACGGTGACTTTTTTTCCAAGTTTGGACTAGAGATTAGAGATACCTCTAACTTTGTTATATCTCGCCGTTCATTCACACGTGGTCTTCCTACTACAATGAGAGAAAGACCACAAGAAGGTGATTTGATATTTGTTCCTTTGATGCAGCGTATGTTTGAAATCAAGTTCATTGAAAAGAAGCTGATGTTTTACTCTCTAGGCAATAGAGAGCCATACATTTACGAAATGCGTTGTGAACTATTCAGATTCAGTGAGGATGAGATTAGCACAGGTGTTGAAGAAATTGATCGTGTTGCAGAAGAAAACTCATACACAATGAAGCTAAACATCGAGACAACCGGTTTCAGCAACTTTATAGATGGCGAAGTTATCTATCAGTCACCAGATGGAACATGGGCAAACTCCACCTCTCATGCTACAATCAAGGATTGGTATAAAGCTAACGGAACAATGTTTATCTATGACATTACCGGAAACTTTACCGCAAACAACATTTATGGTAATACATCTTTGGCTATCTATGCAGTAACATCTGTTGATGATGAAAAGAACGATTATGTTTCATTCGACATTTTCGATAACAAAGATTTTGACACAGGAGCCGATTTGGTTCTTGATCTATCCGAAATCAACCCATTTGGAACACCTTAATGCTTGGTAACGCACATTACTATCATCAGCTAACTCGTAAAGCGGTCGTTCTTTTTGGACGATTGTTTGATGATATCTCTATCATTCGTAAGAACGATCAAACTGGTGAAGAGGTTAACCGCTTTCTTGTTCCTATCATTTATTCTCCAAAAGAGAAGATGGTAACCCGTGTCTTTTCTGATCCTGATCTTACTAGACAGTTGCAGGCTATTCTTCCTCGTATGTCTTTTGAGATTACAGGAATCACATACGACTCAGCTAGAAAGCAAAACAATCTATTAAAAGCGGCTACACCAATGCCTGGTGGGCACACCGCATCTGCTGCTTATATGGGTGCTCCATATGATCTAAACTTTCAGCTAAACATTTATGCTAGAAACATTGACGATGGCACACATATCGTGGAGCAAATTCTACCATTCTTCAATCCTGACTTTACCGTGTCAGCATCTATGGTACCCGATCTAGGATTCGTCAAAGATATTCCAATCGTTCTTAATAACGTAACAAATAACATCGAGTATGAAGGAAACTATGACTCGGTTCGTTATGTGTATTGGACTTTGAACTTTACGATGAAACTTCACTACTATGGTCCAATTACATCACCCAAGATCATTCGTTCTGTCTATACAAATATCTACAATGATGAAAACCGCAATCCATCATATATCACCAAGATGATTGTGGCTAATGCTAATGGAACGTTTAAGATTGAGGATACGGTGTATCAAGGACCTAGTCTCAAAAATGCTACAGCCAAGGGTATTGTTCTTAGCTTTAGAGAAGATTCAGGACTATTGACATTGGGTGCCACACAGGGAGAGTTTGTGGTAAATACAAACATTCATGCGGCTTCCACTAATGCTGCCGGCGTTATGGCATCATATTTCGAAGAACCTTTCAAGGTCGCTGAAATCAACATTCAACCGAATCCTATTGATGCTCAACCTGGTGATGATTACGG